GGGAGATATGGAACCATGACAACAAGAAACTTTAGAGTCAATAACGGATTAGAAGTAGGCGATATCACAGCCACAGCATCATCAAATGCTATCACAGGCGTGAGTTCAATTACTCTGGACAACGAAGACGCTCCAGATGCTAATGCCAAATTGGCCAATAAAAAATATGTTGATGACCAGATAAATGGAATATCAACAGCGGCTATTAGTGCAGGTAACTCAAGTGCAACAGTAACTGATTCAGGTTCTAATGGTACTTTGACAGTTGTTTGTGACGGAAACACTGAATTGACTGTCACAGACGCAGGTGTAAGAGTACACGGAAACTTAACAGTTGACGGGACAGAAACAATCTTGAACACCACAACACTATCTGTGGAAGACAACTTGATCGAAGTTAACAGAAATGTATCTTCAAACACAGGTACTCCAACAATTTCTGGTTTACAAGTAAACAGAGGTGAAGGATCAACAGCCACAGAGAAAGCACTTCTTTGGGCCTGGGATGAATCCTTTGCAGACGACGGTACAACAATTCACGGCAACGTGGGTGGTGCTTTCACTGCTTTTGCCAGAGAAAGATCAGGATCATTAGCACCAGGAACAGATGACCTTGTAGACATAAGAGCAAACGTAGTACACGCTTTGTCAACATCAGCTCAATACGCGGACGTTGCGGAGCGATTTGCGGCAGATGCTCCGATGGCGGAAGGTGCAGTAGTAATGTTAGGTGGCACACAGGAAATTACAGAAACTGATTCAGACATGACTGACACAGTTTTTGGTGTAATTTCAACAATGCCAGCCTATGCAATGAACACAGGTGCCGGAAACAACGAATCACATCCTTTTGTGGCAATGACAGGTAGAACTCCAGTGAGAGTCACAGGTCAAGTCAGCAAAGGACAAAGATTGGTATCATCAAATGTAAAAGGAACTGCAAGAGCAGTATCTAACACAGACTCAATTAATCCTTTCCATGTAATTGGTAGAGCTCTTGAAAACAAGACTACCGATGGTATTGGATTGGTAAATTGTGTGGTGAGAACCAACAACTAATAAGTATCTACACTTCCTAAGTAGTTAAAAAAGGGTGGCAGAAATGTCGCCCTTTTTTTTAGGTTAATAAATCTAAAATTGTTTGAAGTTTACCTTTGATAGATTTGTTGTTGAGTGTATTTCTTAAACCTGCATGTAGATTTTTTGGCCAACACTCAAAAGCAGTCCAACAGTAACCTGAATGTTCTCCGTTTAGTTCTGGTATCAATTCAGATTCTATTGCAATAACATAAGTGTTGAAATATAACTTTTGGTCATTTGAAGTAAAAAGTTCTAAAGGAATAACTTTTTTAAATTTAGCAATTTCGCCAACTTCTTCGTTTATTTCTCTTTTTAGACCTTCGAATGCACTTTCTGAGTATCTTGCTCGTCCACCAACCAGACCCCAACTGCCTTTGGTTTTTGGATCATTTCTTTGTAAAAATAAAAATCTTTTTGTGCTGGTAGCATAAAACAATGCTCCAGAGCAAATAATGTTTTTTTCCATTAATATTAATTATTTGGATAAGTGCCTTCGGCTCCTGAACCTGATTGATTCACATCTTCATCTACGTTATACTGAGTTGAACCACCTGGTAAAACTATTGTCCATTTGCCCGCAATATAGATGCCTTCGTAACTTTTTACCCAACTAGTGCCATTGAACCTGTATTGAATACCTGTGTTACTATTAGTGACATAGTGTTGTGTAGAATCTGGGTTACTAGCATCAAATACAACACCCCATTTTCCTGTGCTACTATTATACTGGATAATATCATTAACACTTGCTCTTAGATTGCCCCAAGCACTGGCGTCAAAAGTATTTGTTGAATCTCCTATATCATCAGTAATAAGATACCTATCCCCGTTGTTTGGACTGGTTGGATTAAAAGTTAAAGGATTAATAACTTTTAAAACATTTGTCAATGTGTTTGCTGGAATAGTGTCAGTGTCTATGTTAAACAGTAAGATTGTTTCGTCAAGTGGAGTGGTAGAAATAGTGCCAACTATTTCATTTCCTCCAGGTTGTTGTAATTTTATTTGACTGGTTCCGTTTGTTATTTTTCCGTATTGATTCAAAAGCACATTCCAGTTGACTGGTGATCCAAATGGTTCAAGAGGATCAAATGTGCTTGGCTCTTTGGCTCCGTAATAAAATCCGTCTCCACCTGATTTTACGTTTGTGCCGGTTGATCCAACCAGTCTTAATTGATTGCCTGTTAATAAAAGATTAAAATTATTTGGTGTGATATAACTTCTTGATATCAAATCACCGTCAATTAATCCTTTTGCAATGCCTCCGTCATCGTCGTATATGCTCATGATAATTTTTTGTACAACACCTAATTTTGATATTTTTACAGGTGGTGATAACCATATTGGCATGCTGAATTTAATACTTGCAACATCTATTTCAGTGTCAGCACCCACTGGAATGGTTCTTGAACTAAATGTTATATCTGTTAGTTCCACGTAACTAAGACTGGTCCAGTCAATATAGTTGTCTGATTTTTGTATTTCAAAATCTGGATTGAAAAGATACAAAATTTGTTCTAAAATTTGTAGTTTTTGGTCTGTGTTTGATGTAAAAATATCACAGGCAACATTTAATCTAAACGGAGATGGCATTACTTTTTCCACTGTGTAACCAGCACCCAGTTTATCTGTATATTCCCCAGTGGCTTCATCATACTGTCTTTCTTTTAAATGTTGTTTTTCAATATGATACGGATTTTGCATTCTTTCTCTGTCATAATCTAGAGATGTTACGTAAGCACTCATTCTTGGCGCATACTGCAAGGCATTTTCTGAATTGTTTCTAATGATGTTTGCAACTTGCCTTGTGAGATCTCCGTACATCACTGGCACTGCTCTAAGTTTTATTTCGCCAGTGGCATCTTTTCCTGTCTCCACATTAAAATTACTTAAAATTCTTATAAATTGTGTAAGGAATTTTCTAATCTGTCCTTCGTAAAAATGTAGCATTAATTGTCAGCCTTCGGTTTCAATGCATCTGTTAGTGCTTGTCTTTGTTCAACTGTCAAACCGTTAATAGTTGTTGTGTTTGATTGGTTGATAAATTTAGTTTTGTAATTAGCTCTTGTGTCGTTGTTAGTTTTGGTTAATCTCACATTGTCTTCAATTTTTACCCATCTAAGACCATCGTATCTAAACAATCTGTTAGGTAAGAAATCTGTTCTCAAGAAATAGTCACCTTTGTCAACATTGCTGTTAGGAAAACTTGTACCAAAACCTGCAGGGTAGCCATTTGGTGGAATACCATCACCGTCAACATAAAAACCATAGTGCGATGCCGCTGGTGTGTCTATCACAGAGTTAACAGTTTGGTCTCCACTAACACTACTTAAAGTGTCATTTACAGTATCGTGTCTAATTAAACCTCTTTCATCAACTGGTGCAACATAATACTGTTTGTAATTAAATCCTGATTTAGGTGCATCCTGTTCGGCCTGTGCTACCACTTGATCGTTAATTTCTTTTTCTTTGTTAAAAGTACTCATGTAACTTGCTAAAGAACCTGTTGAGTCAGCATCTCCAATAATATCTCTGAATTCTTGTGAATCCACTAGAGTTTTTAGTTTGACTCTTAAAAGATGTGGCCACCAAGTTTGAGAAAATCCTTCTGCGGCTCTGTTCACATCTTCAACTACATAGTACCTTTTTAAGGCAATTGGTATACTGGCATCTAAACTGTAATCCTCTTTCATGTGAGGAAATTCAATTACATCTCCTGACATGATTTTTCTACCTATTCTTTCAACACAGTCGTTAAGGTGCACAGTTAAAAATAGCGTATCGTTTTGTAAAAACATGCCAAACTGGCTTAAATTGAAGTCAATGTCTTGCACATTGTAAATGCCTCTGATTGTGTAAATGTCATCAGCATATTTTCTGTCTCTGTTTTCTAAAAATAAAAGATCTTGTATGGTTCTTTCACTGGTCTCACTTGGTGCATAATTGGGTTGAGTTGGCGATGCCGCACCGTCTTTGTTTGTATCACCCTGTCTGTGCGGTCCGAGGTATTTGTGTAAGTGTAAATCCGTACCTCCAACAGTGAACATCTCTTTGATGTTGCGATCAAAAAACTTGTAGTCATTGCCTTTTTCAGGCTTAAAAATTGATAGTCTAGGCATTACACATATTTATTGTTAGGGCAAAGGCAATAAATATCACTATGTCAGAACTACAAACCATGCAACAAGAAGTGTTTGACTATGTCAAAAACAACCTAGGTGAAGGTATGATCGAGGTTGAACTTGATCCTAAACACTACGAAACTGCCCTAGAAAGAGCAATAAACAGATACAGACAAAAATCATCAAATGCTGTGGAAGAATCCTATGCTTTTTTGACTCTGACAGAAAATCAAAACAAATACATTTTACCTGATGAAATTATCAACGTGAGAAAATTGTTTAGAAGAACAGTGGGATCACGAACAGAAGGCGGAGAAGGTGGAACTTTGTTTGAACCATTTAACCTGGCTTATACCAACACATACCTACTTAGAGCAGGTGCCACAGGCGGTCTTGCAACCTATTATGCTTTTGCAAGTTATCAAGAATTAGTGGGCAAACTGTTTGGATCTTTTATTCAGTTTCATTTTGATGTGGCCACAAAGCAACTGACAATCACACAAAGACCCAGAGCAACCAATGAAACTATTCTGATGCATACAGACAATTTTAGACCTGATATCACTCTGTTAAAAGATATCTACTCAAAACCATGGATCAGAGACTACACACTGGCAGTATGTAAAACCATGCTGGGTGAAGCAAGAGGAAAATTTAACACCATTGCTGGACCACAGGGCGGAACAACTCTAAACGGTGACCAACTAAAACAACAAGGCTTTGCTGAAATGGAAAGACTTGATGCAGATATTGGAAACTTTGCAGAAGGTGGCACACCTCATAGTTTTGTTATAGGTTAATTCAATTTATTAATATAATAAGTACAATTGTTAAACAGGCAAACAAAAGGCAAAATTTATGGCACAAAAGAAATACTTCAAAACTCTATCCAAATTATCTTACACACAACTAAAACAATTGACAACAGCATTTGAAATCCTGTTAAAAGCAGGACCCAATTGGCGTATCACATATCATATGTTAAATGCTGTAAGAGAAATCAAGAAAGAACTTGAAAAAAGAATAAAAAACTGTTAAACTACTAAAACTTATGTTGATAGGTTTAGTAGGACTAATAGGCTCTGGCAAAGACACAGTGGCTAATAGGCTGGTGTCTCACCATGGCTTTATTCAGGATTCATTTGCAAAAAGTTTAAAAGATGCTGTTTCAAACATTTTTGGGTGGAGTAGAGAAATGCTAGAAGGTAACACTAAAGAATCCAGAGCATGGAGAGAACAGCCTGATAAATTTTGGAGTAATAAATTTGGAAAACCCACAACTCCAAGATGGGTACTTCAATATTTTGGCACAGAAGTCTGTAGAGGTAATATGCTTGATAGTATTTGGGTCGACTCCTGTATGGCAAGATATGCTGGCAAAAACACTGTGATATCAGATACAAGATTTGTAAACGAAATAAAACAGATTAGAGCACAAGGCGGTAAGATTGTGTTGGTGAAACGTACGACTATGCCTAACAAACAACAAATGATAGATTCAGGTGCTCATAGATCCGAATGGGATTGGATTGGCTGTGACTATGATTATGTGCTGGAAAACACAGACACAATCGAATCTCTACACAAACAGATCTATGATATGACTAATCATCTACTTCCAAATCACCAAGAGACCAACCGAGATTCTGCGTAGATTTCAAACGCTGACAGTTTGCACAAATTGTTTTGAGATTGTAAGCAGATGTGTTTGCTCTGTTTCCATCAACATGATAAACATCCATTTGTGCAGATGATGCTTGTTTAAAGCCGCACAATTCACATCTTTTTTTCTTTCTATATCCGGCTTTGTACCATTTGGCCGCATAACCTGTTTTGAGTTTGTTTTTCTTTCTAATGCATGTATCACATTGGCTTCGCCAATAGATAGTTTTGCCTTTTTTGTAGGCATACGCTCTAGGCTTGTTTCTACAGGTTTTGCACAAAGGTCTTTTCATTAGTTGTATTTACGTGCCCTATATAGGTACCTAAAATAGCCACAGTTATGACGTATTTTACCGTATTCACTATAAATAGCAATAACGAACCTTGCAAGGAGAACAAAACATATGGCAACATTAACTAGTCCAGGAGTAAACGTTTCAGTAATAGATGAAAGTTTCTACGTACCATCGGATGCAGGTACAACTCCACTTATTATAGTAGCATCTGGTCAAGATAAACAAAACGGAGCAGGTGACGGCACAGCGTCTGGTACACAGACAGCAAATGCTAACACAGCATACTTGATCTCATCACAAAGAGAATTAACAGAAACATTTGGTGATCCAAAATTTTATACGGATGCATCAGGTGGTGCAATCAACGGTTACGAACTAAACGAATATGGTTTACAAGCGGCTTACTCATTCCTTGGAGTTGCCAACAAAGCATATGTTTTAAGAGCCAATGTAAACATGACCGAATTAGTTGGATCAACTTCAGCACCAACCAATGCACCAAATGATGGAACTTACTGGTTTGATTTAGCAAGTTCATCTTATGGATTATTTGAATGGTCAAAAACTAATCAGTCATTTACAACAATTACACCTAAACTAATAACTTCAGTTACAAATCTAGTAGGCAATGTGTCTACTGGTATACCAAAAACAAGTTATGGATCAAACGGTGACTATGCAATTAATACCACTGCTGTTACTAATCCAATCTACTACAAAAACGATACAGGTAGTTGGGTACAAGTGGGTTCAACTAGTTGGCACACAAGTTGGCCAACAATTGAAGGAACAGCAACTTCAGGTACACTTGTAAACGGGCACACAATTGTGCTTAACGGCAAAACAGTTACTTTATCAGGCACAACCTTTGCCGCTTTGGCTACTTCAATCAACAACGCCAACGTCAACGGTGTTACTGCCGCAGTTGATGGTACAACAGGCAAAGTAGAAATCTACCATAACGGTACAAACTATGGTGATTCAGTGGCTGGTGCCAACTCAATTGATTTAGAAAATGGTACAGGTACAATCTTAACAGTGGCTGGCTTAACAGCAGGAACTTACAACGGTGTAAGTTTTGAACAAAAGAAACACTCTAACAGACCAACATGGAAAACAGCAGAAGACAACAGACCAAAT